CCGAAGTTTTCCACCTCAGGAGGAGAGCGAATATTCGGACGAGGATGTCGAGCCGCTACCGTCGCAACGGACCCCGATTGATGGCCGGAGGTTCAATTTGAGCGGCGGAAACTCAGCCATCAGAAATTAGCAACGAATGAGCGAGATAGTCTCCATGTCGAGCGGGCCGCAAGGCGCTGCTAGCAGTGACGAAGCCTTCGAAGGTGCGCCGAGTCCAGAGTTTGGCCGCGAAGAAAGCCGTGAAACTAGCGAAACCGGCAGTGAACCGACCGGCACGGAGGAAAATGTTCCACGTGGAACAAATGGTGAGCAAAATGGCGACGGATTACCGAAATCTGCCGCGCAACAAAAGCAGGAATCGCGGTACGAGCGGACCAAACGCGAAAAAGCCGCGTTTCGCCAGCAGCAAGAAGCATTTCGACAGCAGCAAGCGCAGTTTGCCAGAGAGCGAGCGGAGTTTGAGCAGTCGAAGAAGCCAAAACGCGATTATTCCTTGGCTGATCTCAAGAAATATCGCGAGACATGGAGGAAGGAAGCCGAACAAGGCGTCGAAGGCCGTGAAGAGCTGGTTACCAAGGCTGATGAGGAGATCAAGGCCATGGAGGCTGAAGAACAAGCCTCTAAAATGGTCGTTGAGCTTCCAAAACTCGGTACACCAGAGCACCGGCAGCAGTGGCAAGCCGCCGAACGCGAGCTAGCACAAGCTGACCCCGATTTCATGAAGTCGGGCACCCGGGTCGACACCAAGTTGCGCGAGATCTTCGCCGGTCCCAATGCCGATGCTTACCGCAACCATCCACAAGGCATTTATGCCGCTTACGACCGTGCTAAACGGGAACTTCTGGAGGAAGACGTTAAGGGTCTTCGGACAGAGAACACCCGACTAACGAAAGAGCTGCAACGTTATACCGGCCTGACTTCGATTGGCGGCGGTGTTCCGGGGCGCATGGGAGATGGAGGAGTCAACTCAACGGCTGATTTCGCCAAGCTTTCCAGCACTGACATGCGGAAACACCTGCTAGCAGCATCGAAAAAGAGCAAGGACACCACGGGATGGCTCTGATCCTTAAAAGTAGCGACTAAACACAATGGCAACTACGGTTAATCAACCTATTTACGGAGCAGTCTCAACGACTGATAAAGCCTCCGAATATAGGATTTATTTCGCAAAAAAGTTGCTGGAGCATCAGATCGACAAGCTTCAGCTCTATCAATACTGCTACCCGGCGGAAATCCCCACCGGCCAAGGCAGCAAGACGATGAGGATGTTTCGGGCACCACCCGCTAGCATCGCCAACGTCATTACCCTGACGGAAGGCGTCCCGCCGACCAACGCGCCTTATAAACTCATCTTCGAGTTCGTGACCCGCTCACTCCAGCAATATGGCGGTTACGCTCAGGTATCGGATATCGTCGACGAGACAGAATTCCTGAATACCGGGGATGCCCTGATGGAAAAATTCGGGGAAGAGGCTGCATTATGGTGTGATACGTTGATACGCGATGCGTGCATCATGGGATCGACGGAAGAGCCGACCAAATTTGGCCGGATGTACGCCGGGACGGCAACCGATTTCACTTCGCTTTCCGCGTTGACTGGTGCTACGGGCCGGTTCAGCGGAGATGATCTGATCGATGCCGTGACCAAGCTTCGGGTCCAGAAAGCCAAGGAATTCGACGACGGCACGTTCGTGGCGGTTGTTTCGCCGGAACAGGAACGCGACCTGATCGAGGAACAAGGCTCGGCGTGGGTCTATGCTAGCGCCTTCAACAAGCCGGACCAGATCTGGAAAGGCGAGATCGGGACGTTATCCGGCATCAAGGTGGTTCGCGCGACCAACGCTTGCTATCAGACCTCCGGCGGCACTGAAGGGACACCCGTTCCCGGCGGTGCTATCATCGCGGCTCTGGTCTTCGGCAAGGACAGCTTTGCCGCACCCAAACTGAGCGGTGAAAATCCTCCGAAACCGAAGGTTTACACCATCACGGATCCAGACAGCGCCAACCCATTCGGACAGTTCATCACCTACGTGTGGAAGACTTTCTACAACGCAGTGTGCTTGAGTACATGGAACGGGATCGTGCTGCAAACCAAGACAGCCTACACAGGCACCTAAGCTAATGGCAGCGTTAATCGGAGTCAGCGTCAAACCTAAGGCCGATGGAACCGGATTCACTGCCAAAGTGCCCTTGGATCTACTGGCAGAGGACGGCGTTCCGCCGCAACAAGGCGATTCGGTGTCCTACTCGGTCGATGGGACGGTGCAATCGGTTGATGCCGAGAACGCCGTCATCAAGATCGAGGCGGTCAATGGCCAGCCGGTCGATGAATCATCCGCGCAGGAGGCTACCGAGGATGCTGGTGCTAGCGCAAGTGCGCCTCCGGCACCGGGTTCCGCTGCTGCGATGCGCCCCGGGCTGGCCGCTGGCGCTGGCAAGGGCGGTTTGGGAATGTTTTGAACATCATCGTTAAATCAAAGAAAAGTGAGGGCGAGCGGCGTGCCACAGAACACGCCGCTCAAACTCGCAAGCATTACTATGGCCGCGAGATCCGGGACGGTTCGCGTTTCGAGAGCAAAGCGGGTTCAAAAGAACAGATTAAGAAAGCGTTAGACGATGCGAGCCGTTAAACTGAACGCCAAAGTCGAGCACCTCGATGACATGAACACTCTTTATGGGATGTTCGATCTCGACGTGAATACCGGGCGTCCGACGCCGCAATGGGAAGGCCGGAATCTTCATTCCCTGAGGCTACCGTTTCCGCTCAGATCGGCCTATTTCCCCGAATTCTGGGTTAAACGGGTTCAAGTCAATCGTCGCGCGGTTAATTCCCTGATTCTGATCTTCAACGAGCTAGCAGCAACCCATACCCTCGAAGGCTTGCACCGGGCTGGACTGGATCAGTTCGTCCGGTGCTATTGCTTCGGGGATTCGACGCCATCCCTCTTCTGGTACGGCGCGGCGTGGGAATTATCGCCTCAGGTGGGAGGAGAAGAGCTTGCTAGCACCATCAAAGTGTTTGGGCGCCACGGCTGGACCTATTGCGGTCTGGAAAACAGGTCGCGGACCCGCGAATTCGAGTACTGGTAATGGCTGAAGAACCTTCCCCCACGGTTAAGGAGAACGGAAAAGCTGCTGCTGTTTCATCGTTGCTTTCCTCAAGTGATCCACTGGTCAAGCTGGTGACCTTGGGTCTGGTGGTCCTGACCGGATTAGGCAACTTCTGGGCGACCAACAAAGCGGAGAACCGCGGCACCGAGGAAGTGGAGCGGGCCTTGCAGGAGATCCATTACATCCGCGCACGCATTGATTATTTCGAAAACCGGCAGGTAGAACTGCTGGATAAAGTCAGAGAAATAGACACCAAAGTGCAGAAAATCCCCACCCCATGAAATTAGCTTCTATCCTTGTCCTTTTCCTCGTAGCTGTCGCCTCAGGCGCAACTAAATTCGTTGCTCCCGGCGGTTCGGGGAACGGTTCAAGCTGGTCCACTCCTGCTAACACATCAATCATCAATAGCTCGGGGTCTGGGGATGTTATCTATCTGGCTGGCGGAAATTATGGGAACGGGATTCCAGTCAACGCCAGCGGCAGCAGCGCTAGCAGTCCATTGACCATCAAACGCGCGACCGCCGCCGATCACGGGGTCGATACCGGCTGGCAAGCTAGCATGGATTCGCAAGCAATTTTCAACACCGGCTGGCTGGTTTCAGGCAAGTTTGTCACTATTGACGGCAACTGCTGGAGTCCACCCGGATTGCCGACCAAGTTCGGTTTCCTGATCAAGTTCGCCAGCGGAGCGAAAGGGATCGATGCCGGTGGAAGCCAAGGTAATCTGACTGTCCGGAACGTGGATCTCAACGGTCCCGGCATCAACTCGAGCAAGAAGGAAGCGGACGGCATCCATTTCCCTCCAAGCAGCTTGATCAGCGGATGCGCAGTGCATGACACCGATGCTCTTCTCTTCTGCTGGAAGGGTAATACCGGATCAACCGTCGAATATTCGTACCTCTTCAACGCTAGCAGCAACATCGTTTTTAGCGGGAACAGTCAGGATCCGCACCCGGACGTGCTCTATTCCGGCGGAATGCTGACCAACGGCACCATGCGCTGGTGCGTGGTTGCCAACGTCACTTCCGAAGGCGTTTTCTTCGACCGGGAATTGCCCGGCGATAACATGGTCTTTTACGGCAACATCATGTTCCAAGGCGATTGCCAGACCGGCAATACGCCGATCCAGTTCCAGAACGGCGCTAGCTTCGGCAAGGTGCTGACCTATCACAACACCTTCGTCGATTTTAATAAATCGAATGTCATCGGCCCGGGCACCACGCTGGGCGCTAGCAGCGAGGTGAAGAACAATCTCTTCATCAATTATCTGCCGAATTGGCCGACCGGCGTGACCAACAACGGTTTCAGCTCGACCGGCATCGGCTCTAACCAGATCACCAACGCTGCCAGCCCGTTCGTCACCAGCGGCACCTATAAATGGGTCAAAGGCAGCGCCACACCTCCGGCGACAAGGGTAACGACCGGCGCACCCATCGGCTATAACCCAATCGGGATGGAGACAGCTTTCGCGCTAGCAGACAATTCATGGGCCAAAGGCAAAGCAGTCAGCGTACCGGCAGGGATGAACGTCGATATGTACGGGAACAGCGGCAATAATCTCGGCGCTATTCAGAGTGCCGGGGGGAGCGGCCCGACACCAACGCCAGCACCGACCGCAACACCTACCCCGGCCCCAACCGCAACACCGACTCCAACTCCTCCGGCAGGAAACAAGTTTAAAAGCGGCGATGCTGTCACTCCAACCGCGGTTCTTAACGTCCGAGAAAGCCCAGCCGGGAATGTGGTTGGCCAGCATAATCCCGGCGACGTTGGTATTATTGTCCGCGGTCCTGATTCAGCGCCCCTGAACGGCGTTCCGGTCAACTGGTATCTGATCGGCTGGGACACGGCGCCGACCGAAGGTTATTCCGGCGACGATGACCTGACCAAAACGACGCTGTCAAGCCCGACACCTTCTCCGACGCCGACTCCACCACAACCAACACCTACTCCGAGCGTGACCTACAAGGAGTGGACCAATAAGCTGAACACCAATCAAAGTGATTGGATCTCTAAACATCCTCCATACCCTGACGGAGAATAAAAACCATATGGCATTAATCCACGTATCCATCGACGTTTGGTATAATTCCGACCAACTGCCGGAACTTCCCCCAGACAACAACAAGCCTGTCCATCCTGACCAAGGTTTGCCTGATATCCCACCCGGACAACCAACGCATCCAATTGCGCCGGGACAGCCGGGCCAGCCAACTCATCCGATTGCACCGGGACAGCCGGGGCATCCTGACCAAGGTTTACCGGGTGCTGGCAGACCGCCGGGACGGCCTGACCAAGGATTGCCGCCACAACGACCGCCGGGGCGACCTGATCAAGGATTACCACCCCAAAGGCCGGGACAGCCGCCGCGGCCCGATCAAGGGTTGCCGCCAACTCCGGATCAAGGATTGCCGCCGCAACCTTCACCGCAACCGCCGCAACCCGGCCAGCCGACGCAACCGCTTCCGCCGACTGCCCAGCCCAAGTAATGGCGGATCTATCAAAGATTGATAGCGTTGCCGGTGTGCCGATTTATTCGGTCACCGGCACCGTTAAATCGTTCGTCTTCAAAGCCGGATTCATGATCGATGCAGACGGTTCGCCCAATTGCTATGGGCCGGACAATTCAGGCATCGATTACACCGCCAACGGCGGGACACCGGGCAAAGATTGGTGGGGCGGTCCGGTCGATTCCAAAGGGATGCCAATCATTCAGAAAATCTACGATCCGACTCCCGGCTTTTATGTTAGCGCCACAGCGCTAGCAAACCCTGCTTACCCTGAGGCCAGCCAATACCGCTATGTGGACAGCGAATGCATCCCCTTTTTCGTGCTTCCCGGCCAGCATTCCAATGGCGCAAAGCTGGGCGACGTTGGTTTGGTCTACAACACGCGAACCGGCGATAATTGCTATGCGGTCTACGGCGACGTGGGACCGTCAAGCAAGATTGGAGAAGG